TACGATAACTACTTTGATTTGTTTAGTTCTAAAGGTTGGAAACAACTTATAGAAGAATTAAAAGAAATACATTCTTCATATCAAATAGAACATCTTAATACTATTGAAGAGTTATATAAATCAAAAGGTGAACGAGAAACTTTATCACGTTTACTAAACTTTGAGAATGGCATCGAAGCAGCCTATGCTTCATTACAATCAGGGAACTCTGATAATTAATTGAGTGGGTTAATTATAAATTAGAACCTGTTTTTTAATCTTCATAATGCAAATGCACGGAGAAATGATATGGCAACAGTCTTAAACGAAGCGACAGAAGAGCTAGAACTAGCAGAGAATGAACATTTAGAATCATTTGAGGACTCAGAAGAGCAACCCTCAGAACCTGAAGAAGTTCAAGCAGAGACAGAAAACGAAGTCGAAGATATTCCTGAGAAGTATCAAGGAAAATCAATCGCAGATATAGTAGCAATGCACCAAAATGCTGAGCAATTGCTTGGTAAACAAGGTCAAGAAGTTGGTGAATTGAGACGTATTGTAGATGACTTTATTAAATCGCAAACCGTTGAAAAAGAAGCCCACGCAGCACAAGAATTTACAGAAGATGACTTCTTCTCAAATCCTAAAGATGCTGTATCGAAGCTACTTGACAACCATCCTAGTATAAAGCAATCACAGGAATTAGCTGTTCAGTTAAAACAACAGAACACAGTGAACCAATTAAAGGCATCACATCCTGACTTTATGGACATTATTAATGACCCTAAGTTTGCTGAATGGGTAGGTAAGTCAAAGGTTAGAACTAAACTTCTTAAAGAAGCTGACCAACAATATGACTTTGATTCTGCTGATGAATTACTTTCTTTATGGAAAGAGCGTCAAGCAAATGTTAAGTCAACAGTTGAAGCTGATAAGAAGGCTAGAAAGAATAACGTTAAGAATGCTTCTACAGGAACATCTAAAGGTTCAGGTGAAAAATCATCAAGGAAAATTTATAGACGTGCTGATATTATTGAGCTAATGCAAAAAGACCCTGCTCGATACGAAACACTTGCTTCTGAAATCAGACAAGCGTACGCAGAAGGTAGAGTCAAATAACAATTATAAAACAAGGAGATTAAAATGGCAGACGTAGCTTATCCAGGTGCAACTGGAATGACAGGCGTAACGGAAGCTGCAACTTTTATACCAGAACTTTGGTCTGATGAAATTGTAGCTGCTTACAAGAAAAACTTAAATATGGCTAACCTAGTAAATAAAATGTCTATGGTTGGTAAAAAAGGCGATACACTACATATCCCTAAACCTACTAGAGGTTCTGCAGCTGCTAAGGCTGAGAACACAGCAGTAACTATTCAAGCTGATACTGAATCAGAAGTTACTGTATCAATTAATAAGCACTATGAATATTCTCGTATGATTGAGGATATTGTTGGTGTTCAAGCTCTTGATTCAATGAGACGTTTCTATACTGATGATGCTGGTTATGCACTAGCTAAGCAGATTGATACAGACCTATTTGCTTTAGGTAAGTCACTAGGTAATGGTGATGGTTCAGACTGGACTCACTCTAACGTATACTATATGGATGCTACTTCAGGTCTATCTACATATGCAGTAGATACTGTAACTACTTCAGACGTATTTACTGATGCTTCATTCAGAGACCTAATCAAGCTTATGGATGACCAAGACGTACCTATGGATGGTCGTTTCTTAGTTATTCCTCCATCAGCTAGACGTGACATTCTAGGTATTACTCGTTACAACTCATCAGATTTCGTTGATGGTCGTAGCACTAATACTGGTCTTATCGGTAACCTATACGGTATTGATGTTTACGTTTCTTCTAACTGCCCAGTAGTTGAAGCAGCTGGTGATAACTCAGTTTCTTCAGTTGATACTATGGGTGCTATCTTTGGTCACAGAGATACATTTGTACTTGCTGAGCAAATGGGAGTTCGTTCTCAAACTCAATACAAGCAAGAGTACTTAGCAGACCTATTCACTGCTGATACACTTTATGGTACACAAGTTCTACGTCCTGAGTCAGGTTTCGTAGTAGCTTTACCTAAGTAAGTACTACAATAATTAGGCAGTCTTCACAGGCTGCCTAGTTACATTGTTCCCCAC